AAAAAACTTATATTTCAGAGCTTTACGAGATGGTGTTTGAATAGTTAGTTCGATTGTTTCTTCACCACCTAAAGGAAATTCGTTCATCAGTTCTATACCTTCAGCGATATAGAAATCAGCTGCAATCGTATAGTTATCTAATGATTCATAGATATCGAAGCTTTTGACAAGATTCTTAATATTCAGCTTATTACCGCCACTGAATGTTTTAAGTATAATCTCGTCGCCGACTATATCTACATGAGAAGCATCTTTTTGCATCTTTCACCTATTTCAGCAAGTCATCTAACTGCTTATTTACTCTGTTTGCATAATCGCTATCTACGAGATATATTTCTCGTTTCTTTTCATTAATATCTGTTTCGTAATCGTAAAATGAGTATTGAGAAAAATATACTTGTTCGGTTGCTGGAATAACATCTTTTATTAATGTATATGATTCATAGTCAAAATTAATCGTGACATTAGAAGTATCGCCAACGACATCAAAATTAGATGTCATCTCACTCCAATCTCCGGAAATATGTTGTAGTGTTACGTATGTTGTATTAGAGGTAGCAACAGTCGCTGAACCACTTGAAGAGCCAGAACTAAAATTTACAATTTCGTCTTTAGTAAATGGTGTACCTGCTGTAGCAGTAAAACTATATGAGATAATTCTATTCGTCGCAGCGTAGATTTCATTTTCAGCACGTTTATAACCCATGATACCAAGTTGGTTTAGAATTGGTTCCCAATATTTTTTTCTTTCACCAGGTAATGCAGCATATGCGCCTTCTGTAATAACCTGATCATCACTACGATAATTATTACGATATAAAAATACTTTCTTTTGAGCAGCAGGGGCAGAACCATATTTCTTTTTAATAGTTGCATCAAAATCGTCTTGATGCATAGCAACGTCATAATACGGATCAATAATATCGTTTGCCAAATAAATTAACCAATCGAGATCTACATCATCATAATAATCGTATGCAAGGGTTTCAGGTTTTTGACCGTCTTGAGTTTCGAAAGAATAGAATGCAGACAAAAGGCTTTTGATATTCTTATTGAAATCAACACGCCGCATAATATTAAGAGACGGTGTATCATTGTAGATAGTGATTGGGAACTTACGGAAATATTGAGTCCTATCTGACATTATACATCACCTCTCGTCATATTCTCCATTTCTTGGAATGTAAGAACAAGGTTGATAGCAACTGGAGCTCCATCAACAAAGAAAGCAGATGTACCTTCAGCAGTGTAATTTACTGCGAATGTACGTATAGCAGATTTCATGAAGTTACCATATACAGAAGAATCAGGCAATACCGATGGTTTTAATAAACTCGGATATTTAAGGAAACTACCAGCTTTTTCTGGTAATATTCTTTGTTTCATTAAAACAATCATAGCTTTTAATGTTGCTGCTTCTTCAACAGACCGAGGAACTAATTTCCAAGTCCAAGTAAACTGACGCAATTCTAAACCTTTGAAGAATACAGTTGGATGCGGGTTTGGTATCTCACCAGTCACTCGTCCTGCGAGACCACCAAGTACCTCATCTGCAGAGTTTAATGCTGCGAAAGCTGCGCGCTTAGCTACTTCACCTATTGCCTTTCCTGCTTCTTCTCCAGTTTGATTGCCTAATGATTCGGAAGCAGCCTTTACTTTATCGCCTATACCACCAGCGGTTTTTAAAGCAGTTTGCGCTGCATCACTTTGCATCACATCGCCGAGCAATCCTGTATCTCGCTCTTGATATTTGACTTCATGATTTATAGTAAAGTTTTCAGGGATAGGTAGCCATACTTTTAGATCAGGAGAAATACTACCAGCTGATGTAGGTGATTCTCTTTCATACGACCAAAACCACAGCTCTATATAAGAAGCAGCATTTTGTTTTAGATCTGGAGGGAAAGTCAATCCACCATAGTTTAAATCACCTTCGCCAGTTAACCGATTCTTTTTATCTAAAATCTTTTCGTATGGACTCTTTTTGTTAAATTCTGGTACACGATTGCCTAACCTACCCATATCAACTGGATTACTAGGAAATTTTTGAGCAAGCGGAATCTTATCCGCTACAGTTGATGATACAGCAGATGTTAATACTTTTTCTGCACCCTTACTAAATGTTCCAGCTCGTTCCAACTTAGCAGCAATATTAGCACCTAATTCCATCGCAGATCTTTGATGGCTATTCAGATTAGTAATAGAATTAGAAACACTACCATTCAAAACACCTGGTCGTGTGCTAATACTACCTAAATTTCTAATTCCAGCAATTTGAGTCTTTTCGAGAGAGGATAGCTCGTTCTTTAATTGCGCAGCTACTGGTCCGACCGAATCGATTGTAGTTTTTTCTGCCATGATTATTCCTATAAATATTGTTATGGCAAAGACTTATAAAGGTGTCTTCAAACCTAAAAATCATAGTAAGTATCGAGGTGATTCTACTAACATTATTTATAGAAGTAGATGGGAACTATACTTCATGCGATATCTCGACGGCAATTCAGGTGTTAAAGAATGGGCAAGTGAAGAACTCATTATCCCTTACAGATCACCGATTGATGGAAGAGTACATCGCTACTTTCCAGATTTTTGGATTAAGAAGATTAACAGCGAAGGAAAACTAGATACGGTCGTAGTGGAAATAAAACCATTTAAAGAAACCGTAGAACCAACTCCGCAAAAAAATCTTACTAAGAGGTATTTATACGAAGTGAAGACATGGGGTGTAAATTCTTCTAAATGGAAAGCAGCACGTTCGTATTGTGAAGATAGAGACTGGGAATTTATGATTATAACTGAGAAAGAATTAGGTTTAAAATTCTAGCTGTGGTCCTTCTTTCTCTTTATTTTTCTTCTCGATAATAAGATCTACGTACACCTCTCTTTCGAAAGGTATCATATCATTAATTTCTGTGATTGAGAAGTTGTGCGACTGAGTTACGTCAAAGTTGAGCTTATAATGATTATAGAGTGTCATATAACTCAGCCCAACTGAAAAAAATCATCAAGATCTCTGAAGACAACCCTCTTTTCTTTTCCTTCACTATTCGTATAATTCACTACGTGCTCGATTTTCGGCGACGTCTCAAAGAATTTTTGAATCTTATTATATGCATCGATAGGTAGCATATCGATAAACTCTTGTTTATTTTTCTTCGACTCTTGCTTCCACGAATAAACATCATCTTCATCAAAGATAGTGTCAATACATGCATCTAACATTTTTTCAGTAAGATCTACCATGCTCTCAACTTTTACCATTGCATCAGACATAGCAGGCGTAGGATACTTTAAAGTAACTCCAATATCATCAGTAATCATAATCTTATTACTATGATCTTCTGCAAACTGAACTACGACTTCATTTAAATCAAGTTCTAAATCATACTCGATACCATCGTTGCTATCTTGTACTTTAAACTTTACTACATTGCCTACTGATACAGAACGAATTTGAATAAACAAATATTCCATATCAAATACAGGCAGTGTATTGACGTCAAAGTTATCTTTGAGCACACAGTTATTAACGATTGTTTTAATCGCATTATAGATATCGATCTTCTCACCCGATTCTTTTGCAATGAGTAACACCTTTTCTTCTTTTACAAGAAAAGGTCGATACATTATCTTCTCTTTAGTAGAAGGTAATTCACACTCAAAGGTAGGGGTAGAAATTTTAGGGAGTGCCATAATATAGCTCCAATATTAACCAAGTATTTTAAATCGCGTAAACCTATAGCTTACTGCAAATCTTGCAATTTCGTCGTTTTGTCCCCATCCTAATTGCATGGGTTCTACGACTGTAGGGAATGCTTCGATAAACTGAATCATTTTAGCTAATCTACCAGTTCTATTGTAGATAGTCAAATTCATATCGACTGCATAATCTTTTAAGTATTTTGCACCGAATTTTTGAGTGCCATCGAGATCGACAATTTTATTTGCCCATTCTCTAAACGTTTTATATATCTCTGCATTCTCATCCACTGTATGTGTCATTGACACTTCTTGTGGATTGTACCTATAAGGTATATTATACATCAAACCATTACCATAAGGAGAATAATTATCAACCGATAAGAAAGAAATACCTGGTGCGCTGACTGTTTCAGCACGTACAAGTATCTCTGATCCATCACCGCCAGGAGGATTGACTAGTACCTCATATTGGCTAGCTGGCAGATTATCTCTTACTCTTCCCTTCCAAGCGGGTATTGAAAAAGGCATTATTAGTTTCTCGTAATAAATTGCTTAGAATCTCGCCATACAACACTCGCTTGCTTTTTCCTAAATCTCTGTGTAGGCAGCATGAGTGCGATGTCCCATTCTTCGTATGGTATCCACAAGTATCGTGATCTGACCTGTGAATTGAGGTAACGTTTGACTGTGGGCCTAAAGTATTTATATCTAGATACAGAATTCAATAAGCCATAACTCAATCTTAGTTTTTTTGACTCACGTAAAGCATCATTCCTTTCTATCTGATACAGCTTATCCATTAGACGAGCTCTGAAAATAGGTGGCAAATAATGCAGATTCATGCCAAGAAAACCATCATTATATTTTTCTAATACAAATATAAGAGGAAACACATCATAGTAAGGCAATGTGTCTTTACCCTTCGGATCGTATTGAAACATGTACATGCGGCCGATATCAGTTTCAACCATTTTACTAAACGCACGATCACGATTACGAAGCTCACGCTTCATATTTACTGATTTAATCGACTGAGCCTTATCTCGATACCAATCGCGCGATTCTTCATCGTCTGAAAAGTTTTGAGCTTTGCCTTCAGTCGCTATTTTTTGAAAAATATATGTAGCCACGATTGTCCGTATAAATAGGTATATTCTACTTATTTATGTTCTTCCCCTATGGCCAAAGTAACAAAATTTCTAAGAATGCTTGCAAAGCTGCGACGAGCTACTCGAGCAGATAAAATACGTAAAACTACGCAAGCTGCAAAAGCATCAGCTGATACTGCGAAAACAGTTGGT